GCAAAACGAAGAGCTGCAAAAGCTCGTCTTGTGGCTGGTGCAAAACGAAGAGGTCGTCTTGCGGCTGGTGTAATTGGAAAGGTTGGAGCTACTGCTGGTAAAATGGTTAAAAAGCCATTAAGACGACCAGGAAAAGCTGCAGCTAGCGCTATAAGAGGCGTTAGAGGAAACGTTAAAAGAACTGGAAACATAGTTAAAAAGGTTACTAGCGCACAAAAGAAAGTAAGAAGAAAATTATTTGGTGGCGTTAGACGTAGACTTAAAAGAAATTTTGGATTTGATGCTGGTGGTCGTTACGAACAAAAAATGATGATGGGCGGAAAAATGACTGGTGCTGATAAAGACTTTATGGGCGGAGGTATGATGAAAGATTCATACGGTCATGGCGGTATGAAAAAGAAATCATACAAGCACGGTGGAAAAATGAAAATGCCTGGCGGAGGTAAAATGAATTATCCAGGTGGAGGCCATATGGGTAAGCCTAAATCAGGTGGAAGCTATCGTCAATTAGACTAATGTCTAAAAATAAAAAGCCCGATTTAAAAAACCTTAGATATAGATATAATAAGCTATACAAAAAGGGTGATTACAGAAAGGCAAAACAGGTAAGTGATTACGCCAAGTCTATACATGGATTTGATATAGACGAGGCGTTTCACTCTAACCTAGAAACAAAACAGGATCCACGTGATCCTTTTGGTGTAGGTAAAACAAAGAGAATAAAGTATGGGTAGAGCAAAAAAAGATCCACAAAGGTATAGGCCAGTTGCAAATTATGGTCATCCTGATCTTAGCCCTGACTCTGTAGCTTACCAAGAATATTGGGAACAAGAACTTGATAGATGTATCAATGGCTTTAAGCCCAAAGGAATGAATAAAATATCAGGTAAATATTATTTTTATCTGAACTATTATAAGATACTTGGAAACGATGGTTCGACAGGATCACGTAAAACTTTAATTAGTCCCTGGTATCGTCAAATGGATCATGAATACTTTGATACGTTTGAGCAATGTAAAAAAGATGGAACAGGTATGATTGTAATCAAAGCCCGTGATAAAGGTTTTAGTTACATGAACTCTGGGATGATTGCGCATGAGTATACGTTCTTTCCATTTAATGATGTAGGTATAGCAGCTGGTCTGCAAGCTACAGCAGATGCGTTCTTTGATAAAACAAAAAAAGGTTTGAATGGATTACACTCCAACTTCAAGCATTCTGTTCTTAAAGATACAGACGGTATATTACGATCTGGATACAAGCAAAAGAACAAAGATGGTAAGTGGGAGATAGGAGGTTATCAATCTACGATAATATGCAGAACAATGGATAATCCAGAAGTATTTAAAGGTGAGCGTGTATCTCTTATGATATTTGAAGAGGCTGGAGAGTTCAAGCATTTAAAGAATGCGTATATGTCTTCTAAGGCTTGCTTCATGGACGGGAACTTACAGTTTGGCGTTCCTGTAGTTGGAGGTACTGGTGGTGACATTACGAAAGCCTCCAAAGATTTTATGGATATGTATTATGAGTCAGATGCTTATAATCTTGTACCTATGTTTATTCCAGCATCTAGAGCTTACTATGGATTCTTTGACGTGGATACAGGCGAAGAGCATGTAACTGCAGCAGAAGAAGAGCTAATAGAAGAAAGAGATAATATTGCTGCATCAGGAGATAGAGAGGCTTACAATCTTCATATACAAAACTACCCATTAACTGTACAGGAAGCGTTTTTAAATACTAAAACAGCAAGATTTGATAACTCTTTACTTAATGCTCAAAGATCAAGAATACTTGGTAGTAAAGACTATAGAAGTCAAATACAATCAGGATTTTTAGATTGGGAGTTTGATGAGAATGAAGAGTTTGTAGTTAGATGGAGACCACATCCAGAAGGACCTTACAAAATATTACATCACCCAGAAACACAATATAATCATTTAGATATAGGTGGTATTGACTCATACGATCAAGACAAAGCAGGAGCATCTGATTCCTTAGGATCAGCAATAATATACAGAAGGTTTCTTGATACTGATCATGCACACGACTTAGTTATTGCAGAGTATACAGATAGACCTGATAAAAAAGAAGACTTTTGGGATGGATGTTTGAAACTAGCAATATACTATAATTCAAAGATGCTAGTAGAGTATACTAAGATAGGTATATTGGATTACTTTAAACGTATGAATGCGTTGAAGTATTTAAAAGAAAAACCAGAGTCTGCACACAACCCTGGTACAAAGACAAGAAATAGATATGGTGTGCATATGAATAAGCAGGTAAAAGCTCTTATGGAAGATCTAATGGATGACTACATAAGAGAGAGTGTAGATGACATTTGGTTCTTAGATTTAATAGAAGAATTGTCTGTATACGGAACAAGAAATACTGACCGAGCTATAGCTTTTGGTTTATGTTTAATACATAACGTAGACAATTATAGAGTGCAAGCAACGGAAAAAGAAGAACCAGTAGAAGACTGGGGATTTAAATATTATGAATTAGATAGAAACGGAGTACCACAAATAAAAGATTAATCATGGATAATAAGAAGTATTCATCATTCCCTCAACAATTTATATCAGAAAAAGAAAAGACAGACGAATGGTGTGATCAATGGGTAAATGCAGTAGTAGGGTATATGTCATACTCAGAGTCTCCTTATAAGAACTCAAGAGTGCATGATATACAAAACTATAATATCTACAATGGACACATTGAGCTTAATGACTTTAAATATATTACCGAACAATACGGTATGGCTTATCCAGCTAGATTAGTTAACTACCCTATTATATCTCCTAAGATTGACTTATTAGTTGGTGAAGATCTTAGAAGACCTATGGACATTAAAGTTAATACAGTAAACAAAGAAGCTGTAATTAGAAAACAAGATGTTAAGGTATCATTAATAATGAAAGAACTTGTTGGTGATATACAAAAAGATTTTCAAAAAAACGTTGGTTTTGAAATACCTCAACCAACAGACATGGAGCTTCCTGATGATATAGAAGTGTATATGCGATATAACTATCGTGAAATGGTAGAAGAAACCGCACAAGATGGTTTAGAATATTTGATTAGTAGATACAACTATAGAGATATATTTAAAGAAGGGTTTAGAGATCTTTTAATTACTGGTAAAGAGTTTTATCGAGTTGAAGTAAGAGACAATAATCCATTTGTACGTAGAGTAGATCCACGATCTATTGTATATGATATAAGTGGAAATAGTGACTATTTAGATACATCGAGTTGGGTAGGTGAGGAAAGATACTTAAGCTATAATGAAATACTTGATGAATTTAGAGACGAGCTTGATGTAGAACAATTGCAAGAGCTATCTGATATGTATCAAGTAGGATCACAAGATGCATTAGCGTCTTATAATGATCCATTTGATTGGTTGGACTATGAAGATGGTCATGAAATTAAGATTAGAGTTGTGTATGTTGAATGGAAATCAATTAAAGCTTTAAAGTTTAAAATTTCTGAAAATAAACATGATGAGTCTAGACCATTTATGAAACAAGTGCCAGATGATTATAAGGCACGTAAAAATGAAACTGTACAAACAAAGTATGTTGATGATATTTGGGAAGCTACAAAAATAGGTGGCAAGATATTAGTAAGAGCAAGACGTAGACCTAATCAAGTAAGATCGGTAGATGACGTAGGTTCTACTCCATTGTCATATGTAGGCGTAGTTAGAAACAATACGACTGGTCGTAGTGTATCTATGGTATCTTTACTTAAGAACGTACAGATGTTATATAATGTTGTAATGTATCAAATTGAATTAGCATTAGCAAGATCTGGTGGTAAGGCGGTAGTATATGATGTATCACAACTGCCTACTAATATTGGTATGGATATACAATCTGTTTTGTATCATTTAAAAACCGATGGTATTATACCAATCAACTCTAAAGATGAAGGTGGACAGCTACAATCATTTAATCAATTCCAGCAAATTGACTTTACTTTATCACAGTCTGTACAACAGCTAATTAATTTAAAGATGATGCTTGAGCAAACAGCAGGTCAAATATCTGGTGTATCACCTCAACGTGAAGGAGCTGTAGGTCAATACGAATATGTTGGTAACGTACAACGTAGTGTAGTACAATCTGCTACTATTACAGAAAGTTGGTTCTATTCACATGCAATGGTTAAGAAACGTGTATTTGAAAGAGTTACCAATCTAATGAAGGTTTGTTGGGCTGGAGGAAAGAAAGCTAGCATTGTTCTTGGTGATGGTGCTTATAAATTCTTAGATGTAATGCCAGACATTGCTTTACAAGACTATGGTATATTTATTGGTGATAGTGGTAAAGACGAATCTGTTAAACAAGTTGTACAGCAAATTGCACAATCAGCATTACAAAGCGGTCAAGTTGAATTACTTGATATTATTAAAGTAATGAAAGCTGATACTATGACTGAAGCAGAGCATATACTTGAAAGAGCTTTAGATGAAATGAAGAAACAGCAACAAGCTCAACAACAGCAACAACAAGCTTTAGCACAAGCACAACAAGAAGCTGCTGCTGCTGAACATGAACAAAATTTACAGCTTGAGCAAATTAAAAATGAAGGTAAAGTACAAGTTGCGCAAATACAATCTGAAACAGATCTTAAGATTGCTGACATGAAATCAGACGATCAAAGAGAAATGGCTGATGTGGCGCATTTAGTTAAAAACAAACAAATGTACTTACAGAAAGCTTTAGATCAACAAGATCGAAAAGATGAAAAGGCTGAAAACATGGACAGTCAAGCAAATAAAGAAGCTTCTGAGGGCGGTGTATCTAGAGAGAGAAAACAACAGATACAGGAAACAATAAAAAATTCTTAGTATATTTGCAAATTAGGGAACAAAAAAAACTAAACATATGTCAGAAAAAGAAACAAATTTGGTAGAAGCAGCTGAGGCTGTAGAAACTACAACACAAGAAAGTGCAGCTGATACGTCAGCTACAGAAGAATCAAAAGATAGTTCAGCATTTGATCCAGCAGCTTTTGCTAGCGATCAATTGATGGAGGAATTTCAAGGAAAATATAATGAAGAAGCAGCAGACAAAGCTGACGAAATTCAATCTTCTGAAGAAGCTGAAGAGCCTATTGAAAGAGAAGGCAATTTTGCTTGGGATGAAATTGAAGTCGATCAGCCAGAACAAGAAGAAGAAGTCGAGGAAGAAATTGAAGAAGATTGGGACAGCGAGCCAGAAGCCGTTGTTGAAGCCCAGCCTGATCAAGAAATGGAAAATGAAGAAGAGGCAGGAGAGCTAGACTGGTCTGCATTTGCAAACGAACTCGGATTAGAGGGAGCAACAAAAGAAGATATTATTCAAGCTCTTAATTCACCATTTATAGAACAACCTAAAAATGAAACTATAGATAAGTTAAATGAATACCTTAGCTATAGTGACAGAGAGCTTATATCTGCTGAAATGAAGGTTGATGGAATGGAAGACTTTGAAATAGAAGAAGCGTTAGATAAGATGGAAGATTCTGGTGTTATGAAGCGTGAAGCTTACAGAATTAGACGACAACTTAATAATGCTATAGAACAAGAAAAAACTAAGTTCTTTAAAGAAAAGCAACAAGAGGAGCTTTCTAATAAAGAAAAAGTAGCAAGAAATAAAAAAGAATTACAGGGAACCCTAAAAGAAATGAAATCCTTTATGGGTGGAGCTGTAACAAAAACGCAATCGAAAGAGGCTTACAACTATATTACGTCAGGTAAAATGGCTGAGGACATCTGGAAATCTCACGACAATGCTTCGGAGGTAGCGATGTTTATGCTATTTAAAGACAAGTTTGCTAAGATCCTTCGTTCGCAAGGCTTGGAAGATGGTAAAGCTAAAATATTAAATGAGATTACCGCTCCAAGTTTAAGCAGTAAATCAAGACCTCGTACTAAAGTAAAAGGAAGCGGTTTTGATCCATCTGCATTTATGAGAGAGTAACTTACAATACGAAAGGGCGATGCCCAAAAGTTACGTAGAATACTCTGGATTATAAAAACAAGTGTTTATTAATTTTTTAAAAGTAATTTAAAATGGCAAGAATTTATAAAGGAACCTATGGTTCTGGAACTTCACCTGAGAATGCTTTGAACACAGCGCTTTTACAATACCCAGAGATTGCAAAAACGTTGATTCAACAGTATCCTCGTTATTCGGCAACTTATCTTCTAGAGAAGACAGGTCGTCATGCAGCAGAGAAAGTGTTAGGAGATAACTCCTTCGAGTGGAAAGTAATGGGACGTTACAACGCTCCTTCTTTTATGACTGGACACTTCTCAACAAACGGAACTACATTTACAGCAGCAGCTTCTGTAACTACCACAACTGGTAATACAATTGATGACGCTGATGCTAACGGAGATGTATTCTATTTAATCGTTGATGGTACTACTGGCGCAGGAACTGACGCTGCTAGAACTGGAGATTTCTTAAACAAGTTTGACATGGTTCGTTTCCAGTCTGGAGCTACAGCTTTAGTATTGGAAGATCCTATTGCAAACACATCTGCATCAGCTGCAGCAACTGACTTTATTGTTAAGTTTGAAATGGTTGGTGCTCATGATGGTTCATCTGTAGTAGCTGGTCTACAAACAGCTGATATTACTGATGAGGCAATTGTTGCTTCTATTGGTTCGGCTTTCCCTAACGGTTCTAATGGAGCTGATGTAGGTGAAAACTACGTGTATCCAGATACTTACACTAACTTCTTAACTACAATGCGTAAGAAGTGTTCAGTAACAGGTAAAGACCTTACTGATGTAACTTGGATCGAAAACAATGGTCACCGTCTATGGTACTTTACTAAAGAGCAAATGATGATGGATGAGTTCATGTATCAGCAAGAGCTTCAAAGATGGTACGGTCGTAGATCAGTTACTAATAGTACAGTTGCAAGACCAGGCGCTTACTCTACTTCATCTTTAGGTACTTCAGGTACTCAATCATCAAGTATTGTAACAGGTGATGGTTTATTAGCTCAAATTGATTCTTCTAACCAAGCTTCTTACACATTAGGTGCTTTGACTGAAGACATCATTACTGAGTTTTTAGCGAAACTATCGTTAAATGCAACAAACGCTGAAGGTAACGAATACGTAGTATTCACAGGTACTGAAGGACGTTTAGCATTCCATAAAGCTATGAAAGATCTATTGATTGCTCCTTCTGGATCATTCACTGGTGGATCTATGAATGGTGTTAATGGAGATGTATCTTTAGGTGCTAACTTTGTATCTTACGAAGCATTAGGAAACAAGCTTACAATGGCTTACTGTCCTGTATTCGATGATCAAAACATTCACAGCGCTGCTTCAGGTACTAACGCTTTCGGTGATAACCGATTGAAAGAATCTGCTAAAATGGTATTCCTTGATTTCGGTAAGACTTCAGGTGTATCTAACATTGAATTGATTACTAAAGGTGCTGAAGGTACTAACCGTTCTTTTATTAAAAAGTACGTTGCTGGTATGATCAATCCTTATGATCAAAAATCAATGATGTCTGCTAACGCTGATGACAAGTTTGAGTGTCACGTTATGTCTGAATCTGGAATCATAGTTCGTAACCCATTATCTTGTGGAATTTTATCCGCATCGTAATATAAATATATAGAAATTATGGCAAGAGAAAAATTTTTATTTTTTAACAATGCATCAGATGATGCTATAGCGGTTAAATCAAACAATATTAACGCTATTGATCAAACTGGTGATGGAGCTCTTTTAATTACTGCTGTTGGTGGTAATGCTGGTTCCGATGTAGGTACTACTATTGCGCTTACATGTACTAGTGGTAAAGAGAAGGATATAATGAGAGAATTATCAAAAATTATTGTACAAGGCTCAGAAGCTTTTTACGTAATAGCTGATGATGATGCATCTGAATATTTAGCTAACATACTTACGTGTGGTGCTATAGCTGAAGGTGCTTAATAATTGTATTTAACGATTAAAGGGAGGGGCAACCCTCCCAATAATCACTTAACTGGTATTGACGGAAGAGAAGCTTAAACGGCAATACTTTAATTATTAATATTTAAAATAAATAGAAATGGCTTTGAAATTTGATTTTAACAAACTAAGAACTGCGGTTCGAGGATTCTTACCAGGATCTCAAACTGATGGTTCTGCGTTGGCTGCTGGAAAAGAGGCAATCTTTATTCCACAGTTAAGAGTTGCAAAAGCAAACATCATTACATGGAGTGCTGCTTTGAGCTTAGAACATGATGATTGTGCTAGTATTGTTGTAACAGGCGATACAAGTGCTGGTATCTTAACTTTACCTACTGCTGCACAAGCAGGAGCTGGTTGGTATGTAGATATTATGATTAATCACGCACAAGCTTCTAATGCAACACACATTACAGTTGGTGATGGTTACTTTATTGGAGGACTTGTTCTTTTAGATAAAGATACATCTGACAAATCAGAACACTTTAATTCTGATAATGACAGTAATGACTTTATTAATTTAGATGCTGCAACAAAAGGTAATGATCCAGGTGGAAATATCCGTATTGTATGTGATGGAACTAATTGGTTAGTTTCAGGTGTACTTGTAGGAGATGGAACTTTGGGAACTCCTTTTGCTGATGCTGAATCTTAATAGATAATTTGAGTAACGGAGGGGCTTGTCCCCTCCATTATTCTTATATTTGCAATATGAAAACAATTCTAGCGGTAAGAGATGGTAAGGTTGTAGATATTACAAACGAACCTAAAGTAGTAGAGTCAAGAGCTTTCCACATTAATGTAAAAGGTAGTGGAGGTCTTAAGTGGCTTAATACATCCGCAAACAAAACTTGGATAACTGGTAAAAATAGAGTCGTAAGAACTAAACAAGGTGATCCAACAAATTTAAAGTAAGGGAGTAATTAACTAAAACTAAATGAAATGAAACACGTAGTATTAATAAAAGCAGCTAATCCAGGCAAGTTTAACTATGCTAAGTTTGGCACTTACAAAAACAGAAAAGGGAAGCTGATAACACTTATTGATCCAAACGGAATAGAGGTAAGTGGCTGGGAAATGTTCCAAGCTGTAGTTCCTTTGGATATTAACGATGAAGATGATAGAAGAGTATATGAGTTTTTAAAAGATCATCCTATGATGAGCGGAAAGTACATCATGGAAGATATATCTGAACAAGAAAACAAAGCAGCAGAAATAGCATTAGCTAAAGCTGATTCAGTTACAGCTGCTGCATCGTTATCGAAAAAAGAGATAGAAAACCTATGCAGACTTATAGGTCTTAACGGAGACTGGGATGATAACATTCGTAAAGCTAAAATTATTGGCTATGCAAGTGACAACCCATTAAAGTTTATAGAATACTTAAATGATGCTGATGCACCATACAAGGTATTTATTAAAGTATGTTTAGAAAAGCAAATATTTACGTTTGTAAACGGTACATATAAATATGGATCTACAAACATAGGATTGTCAGAAGATCAAGCCATTATGTGGTTAAAAGATAATTCTGATATTTATGCTTTACTAAAGAATCAATTAAGAGGTAATGCACCACAAGAAGTGGTAGAAGCAGAACCAGCTAAAACAGTTAAAGCTAAAAAATAATGAATTTACAAGAAGCATATGATATGATTGATCTTTTGTTAGATAAGGCTGACCAGCCTTATTTTACAGACGATGAAAAAAATATGTTTATAGATCAAGCTATTAGTGCTTTTATAAATCGTCATTATCAATTTTACGAACAAGAACAAGTTTCTAGGGATGCATTGCAATTTTTTCATTATGAATCATTTAAAGCTTCTAATCAAACACAAGTAAGCGCAACTGATGCTACTACAGGTGAAGCAATAATTTATGACTTTGAAAATTGGTCTGCAAATAAAAAACTTCATAAAGATTATATGCATTTAATTAATTTTGAAGTTTTATATGATGATACAGGTTTTAATACTACAGGGTATAGTAATTGTAAAATACTTGGTTCTAAAAATTTTTTAGATTTAAAAACAAGTTCAGATCCATTTAATAAACCATCTAAAGAGGATCCAATTTGTTATGTAGGTCACGGAGGTGGAGATATAAATAATCCTCAAGGAATTTTTATGTATGAACATGCTAGAGTATTTTTTTTGCCAGCTACTAGTGTAGGAGCTTGTAAAGCGCAACAATTAATTTTTAGAAATCATACAGAATGTTTTTCTAATGTTGAAAATAATCGAGTTAAAGAATTATATCAAAGAGAAATTATTGATATAACAGTAAGAAAAATGGTTGTGAATATTGAAAGTATGAACGTTCAATCACAATCTATAGAAACAGAGCAGAGCAAATCAATATAAGAGCTTTTTGCTCCCTGCGCAATGATAGGTCTGCATGCTTTAGGGCGGAGGGCCTATTGTTGTTTATACGAATAAATTAAAGTATTTTTGTAAATGGTATGGCAACTTTAAATGAACTAGCATATAATATTAAGAACATCGCTTATGGCGGTAATACTAACTCTGAACAAAATGTATCTACACAACAAATAAAATTTTGGATACATTACTATAGAGCTCAGATATTAGGTGAATTGATCGCTGATGGTAGAGGTGTCCCTATTGACTGTTATCAGATATTAGGTATTACACAAGATGATGATCATGAAAAAAGTGATGCTTGGGTAAATTATCACAGTACACATACAACTAACTCGGCATATATAATTCCTTTTTCTGCAAGAACGGCTGATGACGCTACTATAAGCAAGTTTAACGGTGTGATAGCCAATGAAAAAGATGTTAATGCATTAGAACTAACCCATTCTTATTTTTTTGAAGAACCTAATGATTATGGTGTTATAAGATTAAGAATACCTCATTTAGTTACAAATAATTCTAAACATGGTTTGGGTAGAATTAGTGTTGTAAGTGTAGAAGATGCAGAAACTAGACGTGGATCAACTAATGTTTCTATAGTTACAAGAGATGAAGCAACTTATAAAAAACATAATAGATTTACACACAGTACGCCAACAGCTAGCATGTCCATATATAGTAGTGGTCAATGTATATTACAAATAGATAATTTATTATCTGTAAATAGAGGAACTGTAGGTGGTTATGATTCGACACCTAAATCATACGCTATTGTTGCTAGTGCTTTATTGAAAAATCCAACTGAAAACAATAGTTGGACAAATGATGATTTAGAATATCCGTTACCACAAGAAATGATTAGTGATTTAAATAGAAGAATATTAGCAGCAGAAATGCAAGCATCACTAACATCACTGAATGATTCAATAACTGATAATGCAGACACAACAAAAATTATTCAGCCGCAAGCACAGGGATAAATACGAAACAGCTAGAGATATATACAACAATATAAAGAAAGCTGTAACAGTAAAGGGAGAATGGCTAAAGGGGCAAAAAAAGTTTAGGGAAAAACAACTTGATTACAAAACATATTATTCTGTAATCAAAAAGTTTTTTGAAATATTGGCAAGAGATTTAATTCAAAAAAATGATTTAATTCATTTGCCAGGAGATATGGGTTACTTGTACTTAGACAAGAAACATCACAAAAGAGCTTTTCATTATCGTGTAGATATAAATGAATCTAACGCTAAAGGAAAGCTTGTTAAATACAAAGTACCTATATTAGATGATTATTATTATAAGGTTGTTTGGAAACGGCCAAAAAAATATAGTAAATGTAAAATTATGCCACTAGGCATATTTAAAGAAGAAATTAAAAAATTAAAAACTACATAAAATGGCAAGTAGATTAACAGCAGGAACATTAACAGTAACCATCACAGAAGCATTGTCTGTAACGCACAACACTTCTGCTGACAACAGATCACACGCACAAACATTAACTAAAACTTTTGCAAGCATAGATAATATAGATGTTCGTATTTTGAATTTACCAAATACAAATCAAGTAAAAGTGGCTGATTTGGTAGATAATGGTAGTGAAGCTGGAGCTCCTGGAGCTTTTAAAAGATCTGCTGTAGAATATATAAGAATAACTAATCTTGATGATAGTAACGCAGTAGGTGTTATTCTAGAAGATACGGGTGGCGATGTTGCAGGTATTACTGTAGATCCAGATGCAAGTTTTATATTAACATCTACAGATATTGAAGCAAATGCTGGTGGTACAGCGGTAACTGCAAGAGGTGGAGCTATAGATGAAATATTTTTAAGAGCAGATTCAGCAAATGTACAAGTAGAAGTATTAATAGCAACAACAGCATAATATGAGAGTATCCGCATTTAGAGTATTTAATAATGTTTCTAGAAACTTAGGCTTAAGAGAATACAATAAACATGTAGACTCTTGGGCTGAATGGGTGTTTGAAGCAGAACAATATATTGGCAGTAAAGATACGTTTGAAAGAGCTGAAAGAACCTATGCTACAGAAGTAGCCTCACAAGTTGCTAAAATAAAATTTACTAATAATTCCTTAGACAAACAATATATAATAATTAATGGAACTAAGTTTGTATTTAGAGATTTATCAAATTCTGCTTATGTAGGAGCAACAAAAGAAACAAATGAAATATCTATAGGCGTTGATTTAGACACAACTCTTGCTAATGCAGTAGCAGTTATCGATGGATCGTATTTAAAAAATGCAATAGGTATTAATGCGTCATATACAGCTGGAACCAATATCTTAGAACTTTCTATAAGCGCAGGGTTTCAAGCTAATCCTATTTTTATAGAGTTAGATGTTTCTGGAGCGCCTGAAATAACACAAAGATTTACAGGTGCAAAAAATAGACTACAAAATAAACAAATTACGCTACCTAATGATTTGATTAAATTATTAAACGTAAGGGTGGGTGATGACATTATAGAACCTTCTAGTTCACAGTTTAGAAGTAAAATAAGTGATCAACAAGACAGATATTATGTAGAGGGCAATAGATTGAATTTTTCAAGAAAATATAGTAAAGATGTAGTAATATCCTACCTGCGCGCGCACACGGACGCGGACGGGTATCCAACAGTAAGGCAAGGTCATGAAGAAGCTGTAGCGTTTTATATTATGTGGAAACATAAATCTATAGATTATTACTCTGGTAATGCACCACAATACATAATTAAAGATTTAGAAAGAAGATGGTATCATCTTTGCGCTAAGGTAAGGGGTGATGATAACATGCCTTCTTCATTAGAATTATTAAAAATAGGTAAAATATGGAATGCTAAAATTCCAATTACATCTCACAACCCACCGTTGTATGATGGATTAAATAGTTATTAATGGCAGAGAAAAGTAAATTAAAAGGATTTAGTAAAGGCCTAGTTACTGATTCTGATCCAAGAATGCAATTGGATGGAACGTATCGTGATGCAATGAATATAAAAGTGATCAATACAGATGGATCAACTTTTACTATTGAAAACATAAACGGTAATAAAAAAGTTATAGATTTAACTAATACAGATATAGTAGGGAAAGAAGATTATTTGTACAATGGAAGTCCAGTAACAACTCCTTTTAGTTATGAATATTTTGCAGGAGCGACTGATGCAAGTGGAAATCCAATTATGCCATACGGTGTAGGCGATGGTAATGGCACAACTCCTGAAAACAAACCTCTTAAAGATGCTGTTAATATTGTAGGACATTTTTCATTTAAAAATCAATTAATTCTTATTGTATGTGGTCTTATAGGTCCATCTCCATCTATTGATGATTTCAAAACACTTTTCTTTTTATTAGATTTTGACAATGATGGTAATGTTGTAAAAACTACTGACCTTAGAATTTGTTATGATTTTTTAGGCAATGATTTTCCTAACTTAAACATGGATCCTTTGATTAAATGCAGAGTAGAAGGTATTACGGAAAACGATTGTATTTCAAGAATTTATTGGACAGATAATAAAAATCCACTTAGAACTTTAAATATAAGAGGTAAAAGATTAGAAACATTAAATCCTGATGAATTAGATATTACACCTAAATGCGATCATTCACAAATAGTTTTGAGTAATGTTATATCTGGTAGTTTGCCAGTAGGGGTATATCAATACTGTTATAAATATTTGACAGACGCAGGAGCAGAAACAGGAATATCTCCAACAAGTAATTTATATCATGTGTCAGATGCAGATAGCACATCATACGTAACATATCAAGGTGGTGCTCCAGGATCTATATCTTCAGATGGATTTGAACTTAGCATAAAAGATTTAGATACTGATTTTGATCAAGTGCAGATTTACGCATTATTTTATAACAATTTAAATGTACCTCCACAAGTTACAGAAGTTGTTAAAAAAAGTATTCCTAATTCAGGTGTGGTTAATTTTAAACATACAACATTACTTGATGTAATTGCAGATGGTTTAGAAAAAATACTGATACCTTCTAATACTTGGGATATTTGCAAGGATATTGCAATAAAAGATAATATATTATTTGCAGCTAACTTAAGGCAAAAAAGAAACTATATTTCTGAAAAAGAATGGAATGTAAAAGTTAGAAGATTTAATCAAGATAGCAAAGACAACCCTCTTGATATTGCAAATGGTTCATTAACAACAAATGACGCAGAAGTAAAAGAATATTGGGCTCCTGCAGCACAAATAGACAACGAAACGCTTGACGAAACTACAGTAATAGAAATTAGTAATGGATCAAACTATGTTCCATTAGATAGTAAAGGTTTTAATTATGACACAGCACATAGATATTTAAGAGGTACACATGCTTGTGAATATAGCAATGATGTGTTCACAACTATGGGTGGTATTGGTGAAAGAAGAGTGTTAGGAGCAGAAAGTTATGGTTATTATACAAATGATGGTGGCACAAATGGTCTGGGTGGTTGTATGGTTTCATTTAGACAGGTACCTAAAATATCAGACACAATAGATAACAGAGGAGGAAAAGATGATGGTAATTCTGCATTTATATCTACTAATATAAAAAATGATAGCTTTCAAACTGATAATATATGGAAGTCAGGTGCTGAAGATGGAGCACCATTCGAATCATCAGAAGATAACACAGCAACAGAATTTACCGCAACATTAAATATAGGCTCAAATAAAGATCCTATGGCTGCTGGTAGTAAAAGAGGTTATCAAAGAGGGGAAACATATAGATTTGGAGTTTTAGTTTACGATTTAAATGGTGATCCTGGAAATGTTTTATGGATAGGAGATATACAAATGCCAGAACATCATGATAAAGCATGGGAATTAGATATAAATTTTGGTCCAGATAATGATGCAACAATAACAGGGATTGGAAGAAATTATGGATCTAATGCAACAATATTTAAAGAAAATTCTGATTGTCAAGATTATAGAATATCTGCACATGGAAGTGGTCCTGTTCCCGCAGCTGGTTTAAAATATGATGAAACTGCATGTATAAGTGGAACAGATATTACTTCTCACGGTAATGCAAAATTTTATGGTTTTCTTCCTGAAGATAGAGAAGGACAACATGTTACGTTTGATTTAGCTTTAGATTTCAGCTTTAAAATACCTGCTCATGTAAGAAAAAAAATATCTGGTTTTCAAGTTGTACGAGCAGAAAGAACAGAGACAGATAGAACAATTGTTCAATCAGGTTTATTAAATCAAACAATGAATTATGGTGCAGCAAGCGGTAGCTCTGGCTATCACGGTACAGTAAATGCTAATGATACAGAAAATATAATAGATGATAATGTAGATCAAATATATGATCAAGTTTTAAGTGGCTATGTAGGATTAGCAGAAATAAATACAAGATGCGTTGGATTTACTAGCGACAAAGAACCTTTATTTATTAATGAATCAGATAGCTCTGGTTATGATAACTTTCATGCGGGATCTGGATATTTTGGATCTTTTGGTATGGGAAGAAGAGGTAGAACAGGTAATAACTCTGAAACTAACAATCCTCTTGGTCCTGATGTAAATGTCCACACTGTAGGAAATATACATCTTATGTATTCTCCAGATAGTACTTTTGGAATAAGACCGTATTTATCAAGAGCAGAAGACAAATTAAAAATAGTTTCTGTAATGAAGTTATACGATCAAAGAAGGTATGATAATCACGCAAGCATGAATGATGGTAATACTCTTGATGATTTGTCTGTAGGATATGCTAGCGCTAATAACGCAATTAACGATTATGCATCAAAAAATCAACATAATACATTATATTTTTCTTCAAAGAAAACAACTTTAGCAGATAAAAAAGCTGGAGTTTTAGTAGGAAAGCTTTATGTTTTTGATCCATATTTTGCTTTGTATACAGATCACGATGTAAATAATAGTACTAGCTCACAACATTATAGTAAGTATTCAGGTCATGCGCAGTATGTTCATGATCCAGGTGTTACAGATGCATCAAAAGGTATGATTAAAGGAATGAACAATGACTACACGTCACCTATAAATCCAAATCAAGATTTAGCAATGACATTTGATAATGGAGCTACATCTAATATTAATGGTTTCATGCCTTGGTATGAAAGAAAAATAGTTAGAGGTAAAGAAATAGTAGATGGCGAAATAGTTGCTTCTGGTTTTTTTAAAAATACATACGGTACAACTAATAGTCAATATATTTGGAATAGACCAGGATTTTCAAATTTTACATTAGGACGTGCAAAAATAATTGATAGTTCTTGGCGCAGTTATGCACAGTATGGAAAAATAAATGCTGATTTAGAAGCTGCTGATGTTAACTATGACACTATTAGCACATTGCAAATGGGTACAAGAGCAATACTTTTGCAAACAGATTTTTTAAGTGGGCGAGATTATTTGCCAATGAAAGATATATTATATTGCACAAGAAATCAAGATTGGTTAGCATCTAAAGCATCAAGACCAACTAAAAATGCTCATAGTGTAGATTGTGTACATGGAGATGTACATTTGCCATACTATTATTATGGAAATATTTATAGAACAAACAATAATCAATATGGTGGTAATAATATTGATGCATTAGAAAATACAAGATGGATTGCAGCAGGAAATAAACATCAACTTAGAAGTGGACATGGTGACACAAACAAGCATCATTTATCAACTGTTTTTGGTGGAGATACATTTGTAGGTATATATTCACATCAAATGACAACATCACCATATCCAGATAAAAGTTACTCTAAATGGATTGTTTTTCCTTGTGAGTCTTTTGTTAATACAGAAATGAGAAGTGGTTTAAATTTAGGAAACAATGATCATGTTGAAGGCTTTGATCAAACTGCTCCACCTTTTTCAAACGATTGGTTTTACAATCCAGTATATTCACAAGAAAATAATACAAAAAGTTTTTTGAGTGTAAAGAAAAGAGATTGTGAGTTTACTGATTTGCCATATGAGGTAGCGTACTCAAAAACTAAATTAGCTGGAGAAGAAAGCGATGCATTTAGAGTGTTTCCTATATTTAATTTTTATGACGTAGAAGCTATACATGGAGCTATAAATAGATTAATTAATTTTAATAACGAAATTTATTTTTGTCAAGAAAATGCATTTGGACAATTACTTGTAAATCCAAGAACGTTTTTATCAGATGCTACAGGTGGACAAACCTTATTTACAGGATCAGGTGATACAATAGAATCACATCAATACATATCTGTTAAATATGGAACACAACATATGCATAGTGTAATAGCTAGTGAGTCTGGATTGTATTTTTTTGATTCAAGATATGCAAAATTATTAAAGTTTGATACGTCAAAACAATTTAGTGTTTTATCTGATGAAATAGGTTGTAGAGATTTATTCAAAAAAGCAATAGAATATGGTAGATTAAATATAAAAGATAAGTATCATAAAGCCCCTAGAGTTAATTTAGCTGACATGCCTTTATATTTTATTGGAATACATGGAGGATTTGACTATCAAAATAATACATTATATCTTACATTTAATGACAGATTAAGAGTAGATGAATATGATAGAAAAAATTATCCTGAGGGTGATTACGTCTTAAATAGAAGAAATGTAGATCAATCTACTGGTAATACAACATATGAAGTAGTAGGAAAAAATCCATTAGATTTGTCAAATGTTGGACCTATTAATGCGCAATATCCAGACGGTAAAGGTAGTGGAGGTTTTGCTGAAAAGTTTTTTACTTCAAAAACAATAGCATATAGCGAAGATCTTAATGCTATTGTAAGTAAATATTCAGTTTATCCTCAACTATGGATTGAACATCAAGGTAATCTATTAACGCCTAAGTCAAGAGTTCCATGGTTATATTATAATACATCTGGAAACTTAGCTTTAGGATTTCATAATGTTAGTTATGTTTCTGGCGCAAGCTATGCTGGTTCTGCAATAATGGGAGCGCAGTTATCTGGATCATACGGAACTTCTAATAATTATTATTTTAATCCAGCTAAATATGCCTATGGTTC